AGTTGAAGCCTAGAGTTGAACAATTCTTAGCGTCTCGCCCAATATTGCACCCATTGGAGTTGAAAGCGTTGCAAAATATGCTCAAATCCAATATCCCCCCGAAGGAATTGCACTACAAGACGATAGCTGAGTATTACAAATACCTGTTACCCGGTGAGAATCTGGTCATAATTAATGACTCGATTAATGAACCTGGCCGCCCCATCACTCTCGTAACAGGCGCGATGTTCGAACAGAGCGTGAGGCATTGGGATTTGGACCACACCAGGTTCATATCCCTTCAGAAAAGGCACTTTCAATACGTCACGTACCGATGTGACAAAGCGAAGGATAGTCCCGGCGCGCTGCTGACGTTGGTTGCCAAGAAATTGGCGGAGGCAAAAATGCAATCCAAAGCGCCCCCGGAAGAGAAGGCCCGACCGATCAAAATTTTGAAAACGGGCTTTCAGATGACTAACGCTAAGCTATCTTACAACCACAGCTGCGAACACAAACTAGGCCCGGAATTCGCTTCGATATTGGAGAGTGAGAAGTGCAATGTGAGCCCCACAGCGAAAAGTTATCCCCATCCTGGGTTACGCTGGATAGCCGATCATTACAACCTAGAGATGTTGTTGAGCGCTTTCCAGACGGGGTTCATCGTGGTTGAACATGCAGCCAAGTATGGTAAAACCTTGGCATGGCTGCAAAACACGCCCGAACTTTTGGCTCGATATCGATACACTCGACCTAAAATCTTGGGCTTATATGATGAGAAATATAGGAACCAACACCCGGAGGGTTGCGATCCGTGGTTGGACCTCAATTTCGAGGAGGTATGTAGGGCTCTGCATCTCTACGAGTGGCAAAACACAAGAGTTGTTCACGTTATAAACGATGCTATCTACTATCAGGGTATAAAGGACAACTTGGGCTTGGTTAGGCCCGGGGATTACGTTTTCTTCTCCGCCGGCATATACCCCAGAGAGAATGGGCGGTATCACTATTACGACTATGAAGGATTCGTGGACGTCACCGCTAACATCCACAATAAACCAACATCCAACGGCCCCGGTTATAAACACCCACCCCTGTGGTTGGAAGATGAATTCCGACCTACATCCTCCCCAAACCATGTGGTCAGCCTAGTTCATAAAATATCGACCGGACTAGATACTGCACACGGTTGGTATCAGATGTATCATGACACCCAGAGCATCGCCCCGATACTGGACATGAATGGTTACAACATACCTAGAACCATTGATAGAGCTCTAGAAGATCGCACGATATTCACAGGACCACGCCAAGCAAACATAACGACTTACGCTACCCAAAATATAATCACGAGCGAAGTTTTTGTGGACATGAAATACCTGCGATATGTCGAGAGCAAAGCCCTCATCGAGCCAGATGTCCGGAATAGTAAGCGACAAAGCGACTTTATCCGGAGACAATTTGACGAAGAGCGAATCGCAAAGCGTCTCCCCGCTTTCGATCATAAATACTCACTCGGGACATATTTGTATTGGGCAGAGCAAGCTAATAAATCAGCGGCCCTCATAGCTCAAGTCAACCACGCTCCTCTCAACCATGACCCGTATCGCAAAGAGATCGTGATAAGGCTCACCTGGTGGAGACGTCTGATGCAGTTCATGACCTCCCCGTTCGATTGTTGCAGACATGATGATGTCGAGCACCTAGTCGACACTAAGAGGACGCGTCAAACTAGAGGTTATCACCCAGACGCGAAGCAAGCGATGCGCCTCGACCCGCTCGGTTACGGAGGGGGCACGCCACATGACAGGGAGAAGATTCCGGGCTCACAAACTAGAGCTATGAAATTAAAAGAATCACACGAACCGATACCCGTGATTTCCACTCATTTCTTAGAATCAACCTCATCCCGGCACACGGCGGATGTGTTGAATTCGAATGTCACGATTAGGCGCCGACCGCCGGTGGTATCTTGCACTTGTAGTGCCAAACCGACGTATGAATATGTCCTCCCCGTTGAACCTCCGACCCATTTCGGACGATGCATGCACAACACGCGAGCAGCATTACACTCACGAATGTTTAACACTACAGCAATACCCCAACCTGAGGTGGTGGT